ATGGTAAGAGACGTAATTGCTTCTGGTGATGAAATATCAGGAACGGTATTTTCTAGAGATTACTATACGTCAAGTTATTCAAACGGGAATTTAACAAGAAAGTAATATGATACAGACTGGATTTGAGTCTAGAGTTAAGGTTCAACAAGTTATTGAGAGCCAACTTCCGAATTTTATTTTGGATGAAAGTCCTAATGCTGCAGAATTTTTAAAGCAATACTATATTTCTCAAGAGTATCAAAGTGGCCCAATTGATATTGCGGAAAATTTAGATCAATATTTAAAACTAGATAATTTAACACCTGAAGTAGTAGTAGATAGTACATATACTGTTTCAGGAATTTCTTCTACTGATACTACAATTACCGTCAGTAGTACTAAAGGATTTCCACAAAATTATGGATTATTAAAAATTGATGATGAGATAATCACATATACTGGATTAACCACAAATACATTTACTGGTTGTATTCGTGGATTTAGTGGTATTACAAGTTACCATGCAAATTTAAATCAAGAAGAATTAGTATTTTCGGAATCAACGTCAGTATCTCATACTTCAGGATCTTCAGTACAAAATCTTAGTTCCCTATTTTTAAAAGAATTTTATAAAAAATTAAAGTATACCTTAACACCAGGGTTAGAGGATATTGATTTTGTTTCCAATTTGAATGTAGGAAACTTTATAAAGGAAGCAAGATCTTTTTATCAGGCAAAGGGAACGGATGAATCATTCAGAATTTTATTCAATGTTCTATATGGGGTAACTCCTAGAGTTGTAAACTTAGAAGAATTTTTAATCAAACCATCTTCTGCAGAATTTATTAGAAGAGAAGTTGCAATTGCAGAAAGAATCTCTGGAGATCCTTCCAGGTTAGTTGGACAAACTATTAAAAAATCTACTGATAATATTACAAGCGCATCAGTATCTGAAGTAGAACCATTTACTAGAAATAATAAGCAATACTTTAAAATTTCACTGTTTGTTGGATACAATGATATTTCTGCAATTGAAGGTAATTTTACAATTAGTCCAAATACAAAATGTATTGAAGATGTTGCAATTGGATCTTCAGTAATTTCCGTAGATTCCACAATTGGATTTGCTGGAATTGGAACAATTATATCAGGCATTAATACCATCACTTACACAAGTAAGAGTATCAATCAGTTTTTTGGATGTATTGGTATTACATCCACAATTTCTTCTACAGATGATATAAGATCTGATGAAATTTATTATGGTTATGAAGATGGAGATATTACGAAAAAGGTTGAATTAAGAATTACTGGAATATTATCAAATTTTGTTCAAGTATCTGATAATTTAAATGTTAGTGAAGGTGATAGTATTTTTATTAAAAATCTTGGCGAATTAATCAAGAACCCTGATCAGAATAAAACATATAAAGAAATTTTTGCAAATTCTTGGATATACAACACTAGTTCTAGATATCAAATAGAAGATATTAATAATTTTATTCTAACTAGTCCGATTGATAAGTCAAGTCTAAAAATTGGAGATAGTGTTGAGATTGTAGAAAGAGATACTAATAACGTAGTATCTTCTAGCACAAATATAGCATATATTTCGGATATTAATGAACCTCAAAATTCTGTTATTTTAAATAATTTAGTTTTTACTGCAGAATCTGGAGTAAAATATGATTTAAGAAGAAAGATTAATACAGCAAACAGTTTAGTGGTTCCAATTGAATTTGGAAATAATATTGTTTTATCAGATATACAAAATGTATATACCGATGAAGATTATGCATATGTTGCTTCGAATTCATTACCTTCTGATAAGGTAAATCCATCGGCACAATATGCATATCAAATAACAAAAAATACCAATACTGCATCAATTCCCAATGGTACGGTTGGAATTTTAACAGATGCAGTTGGAGATGGTACTTATTCAACCATAGCATTTGATATTGCAGTTCCCTTTATTACTGGAGATAAAATTTATTATCAACCAGCATTGAGTCCTTTAGTTGGATTAGAAACAGGTAGTTATTACGTTAAGATTCAATCTACAGATAACAAAAAAATTAAATTATATTCTTCCAGATCATTTGTTGGTGGAAGCAATTATTTGGAATTTGGCCCATCAAGTGGTGCTCATACATTTACGTTATATTCTCAAAAATCTGGACAAATTGGTGCTCAAAAAGTACTTAAAAAATTTCCACTAGATGTAAATACTACAAATGGAATTGGACAACTAACAATTCCTGGTTCGGTTGGAATGTTAATTAATGGCGTAGAAATTAATAACTATAAGTCAAATGATAAAATTTATTATGGACCATTAGATAATATTAATGTATTAAATGGTGGATTTAACTATGATGTTATCAATCTTCCCACAATAGCAGTTTCAACTGGAGTGGGAATAACTGCTTTGGTACAACCAGTAATTAGTGGAAGTATTGAAAGTGTTTATATAGATGCTCAAGATTATGATATTAATACTATTGTATCTATCGGAGTAAGTGGTGGAAATGGTTCTGGTGCTGTTTTTGAACCAATCTTAAAAAAGAGAGTAAGAGAAATTTTCTTTGATGGAAGAACAACTGTAAATTCTGGGGGTATTAGTACGACTACAGGGCAACTCACATTCTTAAGTGATCATAATTTAGTTAATGGTGAGGCAGTAATTTATAATTCTAACGGAAATACTGCAATTGGTGTTGGAATTGGCAGTTCAACCTTAGTCAATAACGGAACATATTATGTAAAAATTGACAATAATACCACAGTTAGATTATACCCATCAAGTTCTGATTATTTGACAGGTATTAATACCATAGGATTTAATGTAGATAATACTTTAGGGATTCATAAATTCAGAACTGCTTCAAATAAAAATACAATATCAGAAATTAAAGTTATTAATGGGGGTAATGGATACACTAATAGGAAATTGATTGTAAATCCAACAGGAATATCTACAATAAATCATACAATTAATTTTAAAAATCATGGATTTAATACTGGAGAGTTAGTAACTTATAATTACCAGACATCTGCAATAGGAATCTCTACATTATCACAATATTATATTTTAAACATTGATAATGATTCTTTCAGATTATGTGATGCTGGAATTGGTGGCACAGATACTTCAAATTATAGTAGAGAAAATTACACTAAGTTTTCTTCTATTGGATCTGGATATCAGTATTTCAGTTATCCAGATATCTCAGTTTCTATACAATACACTTCAGTTGGTTTTGGTACAGCAACTCAAGAATATCAAACACTTATAGCAACTCCCAAAGTTAGGGGTTCTATTATTGATGCTTACCTATATGAAACTGGAACTGGTTATGGATCAACTATTTTAAATCTTGAAAAAAAACCACTGATAAGTATTAAAAATGGTAAGGAAGCACAATTAAAACCAATTATTATAAATGGCACTATTGATTCCGTAAATATTCAGTATGGTGGACTGGAATATTATTCAACTCCGGATTTAATTGTAGTCGATTCAACAGAGATAGGATCTGGAGCAGAATTAAGACCAATCATTGTTGATGGAAAAATTACAGATGTTAAAGTTGTAAATGCTGGTATTGGATACTCAAGTGCATCAACTTCAATTAAAGTAAAATCATCTGGGTCCAATGCAGTTTTTGATGTTAAAATTAGACCTTTGACAGTTAATAATAAGTTTAGATTTGGAAATGAACTTTTATCAGAAACTCAAAATAAATTACAATATTCCATCTCTGGTTATTTTGATATATTAAGAGAATCATTTGGTGAAAATGAGCAACGTGTTTCTAACATAATTGGATGGGCATATGATGGAAACCCAATATATGGGCCATATGGATATTCTGATCCAGAAGATACTAATTCTTCTCCTAAACTTTTGACTTCTGGATATGCACTAAATCCATCTAATATTACTGATAGACCTGTTGGTTTTTCTAATGGTTTTTTTGTAGAAGATTATGAGTATACAAATTCTGGTGATTTGGATGAAAATAATGGAAGATTTGCAAAAACTCCAGAATTTCCAAATGGAGTCTATGCATATTTTGCATCACTGCAATCTGGATCTTTAGAACCACAATTTCCATATTTCATCGGAAATAAGTATAGATCTAATACTTTAGAAGAAAATTCTACCCTTAATCAATCATTTGATTTTAATAATTCCAATTTACTTAGGAATACCTTTCCATATAAAGTATCCGATAATTATGCTAGTAATGATTTTATAATTGAAACCAATGAAATTACAAGACAAAAATCTATTATCGAATCTGTATCGACAGGATATATTAATAACTTTAATATTATTAATCCTGGTTCAAATTATAAGATAAATGATGTATTAAATTTTGATAGTACTGACACAGAAGGTGGTGGAGTAATTGCAAAAGTATCCTCTATAGAAGGAAAGGATATTGTTGAACTTATCACTTCTGTTCAAAATTATAATAATGCAATTTTTACTTGGAACAATGAGCAAGAAGTAAAAGTAACTATCTTACCGAATCACAATTTATCAGATAATGACTATGTTGTCATTTCTGGATTCTCCACTAATTTGAGTAAATTAAATAATTCTTATCAAATAGGAGTATCTTCTTATTATTCCAATGTTTTAAAGGATATTCCAACATCATCTGTAGGAGTAGCAACCGAAATATATGTAACACAACTTCCAGCATCAGTATCTGTTGGGAGTAGTATTGCAATTGGTACGGAAATATTATCAGTATTAGAAGTATTCAAAAATCTCAATATACTTAAAGTAAAGAGAGGTTCATCGGGAGTATCTCATACTGCAACTACAAAAATAAACTTTATTCCAGATTCATTTACAATTTCCCAGAATATTGATTATTTTGAATCTAAAGTTAATGATACAGTGTATTTTAATCCAACTCAATCTGTTGGTGTTGGGACTATAAGTGGAGTTACAAATGCCATAACTTTTCAATTTGGTGGTGCTACTATTACAAGAAATGTTCCAACACAAGGAATTTATATTGAGAATCATCCATTTGCAAATAATCAGCAAGTTATCTTTACAAGTAATGGGGCACCTATTGCAATTTCAACTTCATCATCCGGAAGTACATTCAATTTACCACAAACTGTATATGTAACAAATAAAAATAAAAATACTATTGGTATTAAAACTACTCCAAGTTCTTCTGATGTATTTTTTAGGGGAAATGGTACTAATAATGACCAATATTCATTTAGAAGTACATATTCACAAAAAACTGGAAAAGTTGAAAAAATTAAATCCATAGTTTCAGTTTCAACTTATCATGGATTGACTGCTGGGGATACCATTAATTTAAATATTCAACCAAATCTATCAGTTGGTATTGGAACCTCAACATCAGTTTATGTTAAAAGGGATATAACTACTGGAAATATTTTAATTAATCCTATTGGATTTAATTCCACCGGTATTAATACAACTACTGGTACAATTACAATAAATTCGCACAATTTAAATACTGGAGATAAAGTTCTATATTCTGCAAATTTAATTGCATCTGGACTATCAACCGGATCTTACTACGTCTATAAAGTTGATGATAATAGTATCAAACTGTCAAATACTTATATTGATGCTAATACTGTCCCACCAACTACAGTAAGTATTGCATCTACTGGTGGAAAAAATCAGAGTATTTCATTAATAAATCCACAAATTCAATCAATTAAAAATAATAATCTAGTATTTAATTTATCAGATTCTTCTTTATCTGGATATAACTTTAAAATTTATTATGACCAAGAATTTAAGAATGAATTTGTTTCTACTGCATCTACTTCTGGGTTTAATTTATCTAGTGTGGGAACTGTTGGAGTTTCAACCAATGCTATATTTACTATTAATTATGATACTAATTTACCAACACAATTATATTATAACTTAGAAAAATCTGGAGATATTATTACCGCTGATGTAGAAGTAAGTGATTACTCTAAAATATTATTTGTAGATAGTTATTATAACTCAGATTATAATATTTCAGGTATTGGATTAACAACATTTAATATTTCTTTAACTAAAGTTCCAGAAAAGTTGACATATTCTCAAAGTGAATGTGATACTTTGATTTATACCACAAATTCCATATCCGCAAAAGGTCCCATTAATAAAATTAATATTGTTTCTGGTGGAACTGGATACAAAAAACTTCCAATATTTGTGGGTTCTAATTCTACTGAGGGTCAAGATGCATATATTGTTGCAAAATCATCAACTATAGGTAATGCAAAAGATGTAAGAATTATCAATGATGGATTTGAATATTCTTCAGATAAAACTTTACAACCAACCGTATACATATCACCCTCAATCACAATTAAAAATTCCAATACAATTCAAAGTATTACAGTTACTAATGGTGGAAAAGGGTATACTGATGTCCCATCAATTGTAATTGTAGATACTGATACTGGAGAAAAAATTGATAGTGGAATTTTGGAAGCAGTGTTATCTGCAAACACAATCTATTCAGTAAATATTGCACAACAACCAAAGGGTCTTCCAGAAACAACAGTACAACTATTTGCAACAAATAACACAAATGGAATTAGTATTCAAAAGGTAGAGTCTTCTTCCAGTGGAATCTTTACTTGTTTTATAACAACACCAATACTTGGATTTTCAACATATCCATTTAATGTTGGTGATAAAGTATTTGTAGAAGGTATTCAAAAAATTGGTACTGATGGTTCTGGGTTCAATTCGGAAGATTATGGATATCAGTTCTTTACGGTTAGTAATTACTTTACCGGAACTCTTGATAAAGTTGTATTTAATCTCAGTGATGTTGGATTAACAACAAATACTGGGACAGCAAAAACAATTCAAGATTCAGTTGGTAACATTATAAAAAGTACTGATTATCCATCATTTGAGGTTATTCAGATACCATCTCCATTTTTTATTGGAGAAACAATTATTTCCGACAATATTCAAAGGGATTTGATTATCACGGACTATGATAAAAACTTTATTAAGGTATTTGGATCATATAAGTTGTCTATTGGAGAAATTATTAATGGTAAGGAATCGGGTAATATAGCAACTATAGACGCAATCACTGATAATTTGGGAAGATTTGCAGTTGATTATTCTCTTAAAAAAGATATTGGATGGATAGATGATATTGGAAAATTAAATCAAGATAATCAAGTAATTCCAAATAATGATTACTATCAAAATTTATCATATACAGTAAAGAGTCCTATTACTTATCAAGATTTAAGGACTCCCGTTAATAGCTTACTTCATACCAGTGGATTGAAGAACTTTGCAGATACTGTAATTACATCAACTACAACTTTAGGAATTTCTTCATCAAATGCAACATCCATAATTAGGGACATAATCGAAGAAAATAGAGTAGATGCAATTTATAATTTTGATTTAGTAAAAGATATTGATACTATTGAAAATTCTTCCAAATTTTTAAAATTAAAAAATAAAAAATTAGCAGATTATAATGAATGTAGAACTAATGTAGTTTTGCGAATAGATGACATAAGCAAGAAGTTTTCTAACTCGGATGGCCAACCAAGTGAATTTTTAAATATTCTCAAATTAGATACTGGAGCATCTTATAATAATTTATTATTCAGAGTTTCTAATTCTGACAATTCTCAAATTCAACTGACAGAATTAATTTTATTAAACAATGGTTTTAATAACTTTTTATTAGAAAAAGGATCTGTAGTTAATACTGGAGTAGGTCTTACTCATATTTCTGGAGAAGAAATTGGACAATTTTCCATAGTCGAAGATGAATTTGGAAATAATAATCTTAAATTCACACCTAACGATCCATATAATGTTGATTATGACTTAAAATTAATTAAGAATGAATTCAATTCCACCTCACCCGGAATTGGAACCACTTCTATTGGATTTATTAATTTATCTGGATCTAATATAATTACACCATCCGGAATAACAACTTCGATTATATCAGTAAATTCTAATAAATTTAGTTCATTATATACAAATATTCAAGTAATTGATTCATCAACAAATCAAATGAATTTTGTTGAAATATATTTGAATCATGACGGCACAGATACTTATATTTCTGAATATTATTTTGATTCAGAATATCAATCCAATAATTATTCTGGAAACTTTATAGGATCGTTTAGTGCTAATATTTCTTCTGGTATATTATCTTTAAATTATACCAACGACTCTACTAACAGTACTAGTGTTAGGTCAAAAATTGTTGGATTTGGTACAACGGCTGTTGGTACTGGAACATATAGATTTAAGTTGCCTGGACAATTAAGTGGTTATGAGAGGACCGCAATATATCAATCAAATTATACGTCCACTGTCTCTGCGGCATCTACATCATTAATATCACTGAACAAAACTGATTTTAACGCAGTTAAATCGTTAATTAAAGTTAGTGTTGGGTCAACTAGTGCTCTTCATCAAATTATGTTGGTGCAAGATGTTAATAATGTTTATATTCAGCAGTCACCATTTCTTTCTGTTGGAAGTACTACTGGAATTGGAACTTTTGGTGGAGAATATTCTGGAAATAATTTTATATTAAAATTCTACCCAGATTCATCAATAACATCTACGATTAATATTTTATCATATAGTCAATGTTTATATACACTTTTAGATGATGTAAATATTCCACCAAATCTTACATACGGAAATGTAAGTGAATCTGTCGAAGTTAATTTCTATAATTCAGTTAACGGAGATAGAGTTAATAGAACCCAGTTTGATTTAACTTCTAATGGATATCCAATTTTTGCAAAAACATTTGATCCATCCAATACTTTACAATTAAATCGTGCCACTGGCATATTTACAATACCAAATCACTTTTTTAGCAATACTGAGCAATTAATTTATACTCCCAAATCAACATTTTTGGGAATTGGTTCTACTGCAATGATGATTAGTCCAACTAATGTTTTGCCTTCTACAGTTTTTGCAATTAAAATTGATAACAATACATTTAAATTGGCAACAACCAAAAATAATGCTCAGAGTGGAATTGGCGTAACATTTACCTCTGTTGGAGAAGGTAATGCCCATGAACTTGCAATGTTTAAGAGGAATGAAAAAGCAATTATCACTATTGATAATTTGGTACAATACCCACTATTATTCACACCAATATCACACACTTTATCCGGAAATGGTGGACAAATTAGTACTGAATCTACTTTATTTGCTTTAAGTGGAATATCCACAATAAAACCAAAAGATATTCTTAAAATTGATAATGAATATATGGGAATTATTAGTGTTGGGTTGGGAACAACCAATATTGGACCTATAACAAATAGTGGGGCAATTTCTTTAGTTGAAGTTTCTAGAGGATTCGTTGGTTCATCTGCAACATCACATACTGATTCCACAACAGCAAGAGTTTATAAAGGTTCTTATAATATTGTTGGTAATAAAATTTTCTTTGCCGAATCTCCGAGAGGAAATCCACAAATAGAAAGAGATTCTAGCAATTTAGTATTTGAAACTTCTGATTTTACTGGCAGAGTATTTTTAAGAAATGATTATACAACAAATCAAATATATGATGATATTTCTAATCAATTTACAGGAATTGGTAGAACTTTTACATTGACCGTTGGTGGGGCAAATACAGTTGGATTAGGATCTACTGGTGGAAATGGTATTTTATTCATAAACAGTGTTTTCCAAACACCAACAACTTCCAATAATCCTAAAAATAATTTTAAAATTATTGAAAATTCTACCTTGGGAATAAGTAGTGTAGTATTTTCTGGTATTACATCAGCAAATACTTTAGATATCTTTACTTCTCAATTTGATGTGAATCAAAATCAAACTCCTAGAGGTGGAATAATTATTTCCTTGGGTTCATCTACTGGATTAGGGTATGCACCTCTTGTTGGGGCAGCAGTAACCGCTGTAGTTGGTGCTGGTGGTAGTATTGTATCTGTTGGATTAGGAACTACTGATAATCGTGGATCCGGATATAATGGCATTGTCTCTATAGGAGTATCAGTATATGAAAGTGGTCACAATGGAACTCCAGCAGTAATAACAGCATCTATAGGTGCTGGTGGAAAACTATCATTTAATGTGGGTACTGGTGGTACGGGATATACAAATCCCAAAATATTCGTATCCGAACCTTCTTATGAAAATCTCACAGTTACTGGAGTATCTAGATTGGGTGTAGGTGCAACGACAAAAACTGGGGTTGGATTATTATTGAATGTTGAAGTTGGTGTAACTTCCACTGCTGGAATAGGATCAACCTATTTTGGAGTGACTAAATTCAATATTTCTAGACAAGGATATTCATTCCAACGTGGAGATGTATTTAAACCAGTTGGATTAGTTACAGATTCTAGATTAGCATCCCCATTATCAGATTTTAAATTAACTGTTATTGATACATTTACAGATTCTTTTGCTGCCTGGCAATTTGGAGAATTTAATTATATTGATTCCGTCAAAAATTATCAAGATGGTATTAGGACAAGATTCCCATTATTCTACAATTCAGAATTGCTTAGTTTTGAGATTGCTGAGGGTTCCCAAGTAAATCTTTCTAATGCGTTATTAATTGTTATAAATGGTGTAATACAAGACCCAGAAGTAGCATATCAATTTGATGGCGGAACATCTTTTGTATTCACAACGGCACCAAAACCAGAAGATAATGTTGCAATATTCTTTTATAGGGGAACCGCAGGTGATGATAGTATATTGATTACAGATATAAATGAAACTATAAAAAGAGGAGATACCGTACAAGTACTCAAAAATAATAGCATTTTTGGAACAAAAACACAAAATAAAAGAACAGTATTTGATTTATCATTCTCAGATAAATTTGAAACTAATTTGTACTCTGATCAGGGAGTAGATACGCAAAATTACAAACCTCTAAGCTGGATTAAACAAAAAGTTGATAGGAAAATCAATGGAGAAAATGTATATAAAACAAGAGATTCTATTGAATCTTTAGTATATCCAACTGCAAAAGTTATTAAAAAATTCTCAAGTACAGATACTGAAATATTTGTTGATAATGCGGAATTCTTTAATTATAATTCCCCCGGACAGTTCAATGGTTTAATTGTTAATGGAATTTCAACCATAACAAGTGGGTCGATTGAATTAATATCTAATATTTCTCTAGTAAATGGATTCTCTGGAATTATTACTGGCATTACAACGGCAGTAGGTAGTGGTGGAAATCCATTAGCACTTAAATTCCATTTAAATGCTTCATCTTATGTTGGATTGCAAACTGGATATCCAATTTATATTTTTGATACTCGTGTTGGAAATGGAGTAACTTCTATTGACAATTCAAATACCGCAGTTGTCGGGGTTGGTTCCACATTCCTAGATAATATTTACTATATTCACCAATTCTCTTCAAGTGGTACTACTGGAATTATTACCTGTAACATAAAATCAAATACCTCTGTAGTTGGACTTACAACCACAGGAAATGTATCAAATCCTGTAGGCAAATTCTCTTGGGGCAGATTATCTGGATTTACTAGGTCAACTTCCCCAATTTCAATAGGAGTTTCTGGTAATACCATAGATGTTGGATTATCAACTTTCCCAACAATCCAAAGAAGGGGTACTGGTCTAAGAGATACTGGAGCACTTCCAAAAGTGTTATAAATACATAAAAAACTATTAATATGGCCGCAGTCGTAACAGACCAATTTAGAATATTGAATGCGAGTAATTTCGTAGATTCTGTAGTATCCAATAATAATTCATATTATATCTTCTTAGGGTTAGATAATCCCACAACGGTTGGATTTGGGAGAAATGTTGATTGGGATACAGATATCCCAAATCCAACCGATAATCTCCAATATTCTGCACATTATAGGGATACTTCCCTGTTTGGTAAAAAAATTACCAGTAGTAATATTAGAAGGCTTATAAGAAAGGTTACTTGGACTTCAAATACTTCTTATGATATGTATAGGCATGATTATAGTATTTCAAATCCAACACCAAATTCAAATTCAAGTAGATTATACGATTCAAATTTTTATGTAATTAACAGTGATTATAGAGTTTATATTTGCATAGATAATGGTTCTTCCGGTCAAAATCCAAAGGGAAATAAATCCCAAGATGAACCAATATTTACAGATTTAGAACCATCCGCTGCAGGAACAAGTGGAGATGGATATATTTGGAAATATCTCTTTTCAGTTTCTCCAAGCGATATTATAAAGTTTGATTCAACTGATTATGTTGTTGTTCCGAATGATTGGGAAACATCAACAGATTCCCAAATTGTTGCTGTTAGAGAGGCAGGAGACTCTAGTATAAATTTTAATCAAATTAAAAAAGTATATATTGAAGATGGTGGTTCCGACTACAGTACTGGAACTTCAACTGTTGATATTCTTGGTGATGGTACTGGTGGAAGAGTATCAATTACTGTGACTGGTGGCACAATAACTTCAGCAACAATTACTGCAGGTGGTAGTGGATATACTTGGGGAGTAATTGATTTGGGAAGCATTCAACCACAAAATAGTATTCCAAATCCAGCAAAACTAATACCAATCATTCCACCATCTAAAGGACACGGATATAATATTTACTCTGAATTAGGAACTGATAGGGTATTGGTATATTCGAGATTTGATGATTCAACTCAAGATTTTCCCACAGATACTAAGTTTGCTCAAGTTGGAATTATAAAAAATCCAACAGCATTTAGTTCTAATAATATTTTTACAGAAAATCAATATTCATCATTAGGGGCAATTAGACTAACTTCAAACTTTAGTGGCACTCCCGTTATTGGAGAAGAAATTACACAAACAACAAATGAGGGAGTTGCAAGAGGATATGTAGCATCATATAATAGTGAAACTAAAGTTTTAAAATATTTTAGAGATAGGTCTTTATATTTTGGAAATGGGATTGATGAAACTGATAACAATTCAGTTACTGCAAATTCTAATGTATATGATTTTCAATCTGGTGGCGGAAATATTGTAAGTAATTCATTTACTGCATCTATTAATACTTCATTTAATGATAATAAAGTTACAATTGGTAGTAAGGTTATAGATTTGGGAGTAACTTTTACAAGTGGTCTTGCAAATCCAGAGATAAATAAAAAGACAGGAGATATAATTTATATTGATAATAGACCCCTGGTAGAAAGAGACATAAGACAAAAAGAAGACATTAAAATTATTCTGGAATTCTAACAAAAATGGCACAAAAAACAGATTTAAACATCAGCCCATATTATGATGATTTTGATTCTCAAAAGAATTTTTATAAAGTCTTATTCAAACCAGGGTATCCGGTTCAAGCAAGAGAACTAACGACTTTACAATCAATTTTACAGAATCAAGTAGAATCTTTTGGTAGTCATATCTTTAAAGAGGGATCCATGGTGATCCCAGGTAACATTGCTTATGATGGACAATTTTATTCAGTAAAACTTAATCCAACTAATTTTGGTGTTGATATTTCACTGTATATTAATAATTTTATAGGTAAAAAGGTAGTTGGTCAAATATCGGGAACAACAGCAACAATTCAATATATTGCCTTTCCAGATGATATAAATGTAGACAATTTAACATTATATGTTAAATACTTAGATTCTGATAATAATTTTGAATTTAATCCCTTTCAGGATGGTGAGTCATTAATTGCCGAAGAAAATATAACTTATGGAAACACCACAATTAATGCAGGAACTCCTTTTGCTTCTTTAATTTCTTTAAATGCGACTTCAATAGGATCTGCAGCATCTATTGGAAATGGTGTATATTTTATTAGAGGTTATTTTGCAAAAGTATCTAAGCAAACTATAATTCTTGACAATTATACAAATACTCCGTCATATAGAGTTGGATTAAAAATTGATGAATTAATTATTAGTGCAAAAGATGATGTCTCATTATATGATAATGCAAAGGGATTTACAAATTATGCTGCTCCTGGAGCAGATAGATTTAAACTTAATTTGACACTAACCAAAAAATTATTATCTGATACTAATGATACTGATTTTGTTGAGTTACTGAGAGTTCAAGATGGAAAAATTAAAAAAATTGAAACCAAAACTCAATATAATATAATTCGTGACTATTTGGCAGAAAGAACTTATGACGAATCTGGAGATTATGCAGTAAGTCAATTTAACCCGTCAATACATAATTCATTAAATGATAGATTGGGAAATAATGGATTATTCTTTGACACTGAAACAACAGAACAGGGGAATACTCCATCAGATAATTTAATGTGCGTAAAAGTATCTCCAGGAAAAGCTTATGTGAGGGGATATGATGTAGAAAAAGTCTCAGCAAGTATTATTGATATTGAAAAACCAAGGGATACTCAATCGGTAGATAATGCCAATATTCCATTTGAAATGGGAAATATTATAAGAGTTAATAATGTATCTGGTGCTCCAGCACAAAGATATCCGGTACAATTATATGATCAATTTGTTGGTGCAGGAACTCAAATTGGTGCTGCTAGGGTATATAATTTTAGTTTGACTGATGCTGCATATGTTAATGCAGCAACTAATTGGGATTTGTATCTTTACGATATTCAAACATATACAGCATTAGTTTTAAATTCTTCAGTTTCAAATTTAGAATTACCTGCAACATCATTTGTAAAAGGTAAGAGTAGTGGTGCTAGTGGATATGCAGTTTCTGCTGGTGGTGGGTCTACTACAATTACTTTAAGTCAAACTTCAGGAACATTTTCAGTTGGAGAGCAGTTGATTATTAATGGAATTGATTTTCCAAGAACTATTGGAACTGTAACTGCATATTCTACTGAAGATATCAAGTCAGTATATCAAACAGGAGTATCGGGGTATCCAACATTTACTGCAGATTGTTTACTTGAAAGATTTAGATTTCCAAATGGAGTGGTTCAGGCAACCATTAGTGGGTCAAATACATTAAAAAGTCCTGGAAAATATTTTACTAATATAAAAATTGGAACAATTATTAGATATCAAACAACAACTGGAGATGAAACCTTCAATAGAGTAACTGCAGTTTCTGCTGATGGAACGTCACTAACAATTGCTGCAATTACTCCAAGTGTCTCTGGTGTTTACTCAGGAACAGTTACAAATGGAACTTATCCAGTTATAATTGGAGCAGCAATCATAAGGAATGAAGGTGCTGGATACCTATATGCACAACTCCCAGATTCCAATATTTCTTCAGTAAATCTCTCAGATTCATTATTAACTGTCACTAAGCAAATAACAGGAGAGTCTACAAATGGTTCTGGCGTATTAACTTTTGATTTATCTGCAATTACTGGAATTACTAGTGCATTTTTTGCTGCATTTGATCAGGAAAGATATTCTGTTCATTATTCTGGAGGGGGAATTGGGACAGTAACTTCCGATCAATTTTCTCTCAGTGGTAATACAGTAACTATTAGTGGATTAAATGCTGGACAGAGTAATATTACTGTAAATACAACTCTAATCAAAAATGGGATTCAAAGCAAAATAAAGGAGTATAATAGAAGTAAAATTTTATCAGTAGCACTATCAAAATATTCACAATCTGGAAGTGGAATTAGTTCTTCAATTGGAGATGGACTTGCATATAATCAATATTATGGATTAAGAGTTCAAGATGAAGAAATATCACTAAATTATCCAGATGTAGTAAAGGTAATATCAGTATATGAGTCATTTGATTCTTCGGCACCTACATTAGATCAGGTACAATTTACATCTAGTGCTAATGTAAGTACAAATGCGATTATTGGTGAAGATATACTCGGAAATACTAGTAAAGCAATTGCAAGGATTGTTTCAAAACCATCTACAAATGTTTTGGGAATTGTATATTTAAATTCAGAAAGATTGTTAGCAGGAGAAACTGTTGTATTTAAAGATTCAAATATAACTACAGAAATTGAGTCTATTACTTTTGGTAAGTATAAGGATATAACAAATTCTTATACTTTAAATAAGGCACAAAAGGATCAATATTATGATTATTCAAGAATTGTTAGAAATAAAGGTGAGGCAGAACCTTCTAAGCAACTATTAATAGTATTTGATTATTATTCCATACCATCAAATGATACTGGTGATGTATTTACTGTATTAAGTTATAATCAAGATAGATTTGCAACTGATATTCCAACTATTGGACCAAGATCAGTAAGATCTTCAGATACTTTAGACTTTAGACCAAGAGTTTCCGTATTTTCTGGAACTGCTTCATCACCATTTGATTTTACATCAAGAAATTCTACAACTGAACCAAATTTAATTCTTTCACCAAATGAAAGTTCCTTGATTGGATATGATTACTATTTGCCAAGAATTGATAAGTTATATCTTGATAAATTTGGAACCTTTATCCTCGAAAAGGGAATATCCTCAAAAAATCCTAAGGCACCAAATAAGAATGATGCTGTAATGGAAATTGCAACCATTAAGTTGCCACCATATCTTTATAGTCCATCTGATGCCATTCTTTCATTGGTTGATAATAGAAGATATACAATGAGAGATATTGGTTTAATTGAAGATAGAGTTGAAAATCTAGAAAGAGTTACTTCATTATCATTACTTGAAATTAATACACAAACTCTTCAAATTCAAGACTCTGAAGGTAGAAATAGATTTAAGAGTGGATTTTTTGTTGATGACTTTAAAAATTATTCATTAATTAATAAGCAGTTGTCTTCTATTAGAGTTAATACTGCAGCAAATGAACTAACACCTATCAACAGTAGAAATTCACTCAAATCACAAATTGCACCAGCAGTAGAAGTTACTGATGAAGATTTGGATTTATCAGAAAACTTTGAGTTACTAGATCCAAATGTTCAAAAGACTGGAAATGCTGTAACTTTAAAATATGAATCTATTGGGTGGATTGAGCAAGCATTTGCTACAACAGTTGAAAATGTGAATCCATTTAATGTTATAGTTTATAGTGGAGATCTTAAATTAAGTCCAGAGATTGATACTTGGGTAAGAACAGTTCAACTTCCAGATAAAAATGTCAGTATAACATTAAATTCTACTAGGACACTTGAAAGAAATCTGGTAAGTGATGTTTTCGTTACATTAACTCCCATTCAAACTACAAGTAAAAGTACAGTATATACTCCCAATAATATATACGGCCGCGGAAATTTTACCACAGTAGTCGGTAAAGAAGTAACAGAAACTTCAACAACTGCAACCAATACAACGTCCAATACGACACAAAGTATTGATTATGATACAGTAAGTGATACTGATACAACTATTAGAAATGTTTTAATATCTTCATCTGATGAAGCATTTATGAGATCCAGAAATACTGAATTTTCTGCATCCAATCTAAAACCTGGAACACAATTTTACCAATTCCTTGATGGGAATAGTGGTGTTGATTTTATTCCTAAATTAGTTGAGATATCAAACGATTCCACATTAGCAAATTATGGTGCTTCCGGAGCATTTGTAGTTGGCGAAACTGTTGTTGGAACATTTGGAGGTAATAATCTCATTTCATTCAGAGTTTCTACACCAAATCATAAGTACGGCAAATTCAATTCACCATCAACAACATACACAATAAATCCATATATTAAAACTGAATCTATACCATCATCATATAGTCAATCATCAAAAGTTCTGAACATTGATACATCTTCACTATCACAAGAAGCTCAAGGAAAATATTTTGGATATTTGGTTACTGGGATGAAATTGGTTGGTCAAACTAGTGGTGCAGTAGCATATGTAAAAGATCTCAGATTAATCTCTGATAATTATGGAGATTTAATTGGAACATTCTACTTAAGAGATCCAAATACAATTCCAGTACCAACAGTTAGAATTCCTACCGGAACTAAGACTTTTAAATTATCATCAAGTTCGACAAATGATTTAGGTCTTCCTGGTAGCAATTCAATCTCATCTGCAGAAACAAATTATAATTCAGATGGAACTCTTGAGCAGTGGGAGAATACTGTCACTGCAACTACAAACAATTTAACAACAAAAACCGTAACTAACTTAACAACAAATACAACACAATCAGTTACAACAATAAACACTCATACAACAACAACACTTCAAAGATATGTTGACCCACTTGCACAATCATTTGTTGTTGGTGGTAATGTAGAGGCACCTTCACCGACATCTACAAATGATGATGTGAATGGAGCATTCTTGACTGCTGTTGATTTATTCTTTGCAAGTAAGGATGGTGGCAATGCTCCAGTAAAAGTTGAAATAAGAACTGTTGAACTAGGAACACCTACAAGAGTTGTTATTGGAAATCCAGTTACATTAAGACCTGATCAGGTTAATGTTTCCTCTAATGGTGAAACTGCAACTAAAGTTACTTTTGATGAACCAATCTATTTGCCACCCGGAAGAGAATATGCAGTTGTAATTATTTCTGAAAATAGTGATCAATATGAACTATGGACTGCAGTTATGGGTGAAAAGACAGTAAATACACAATCACTTCCAGATGTTGATAGTGTAACTTACTCTAAACAGTTCTCTATGGGCAGTCTGTTTAAGTCCCAGAATGGATCTATATGGACGGCAAATCAGTATCAAGATCTTAAGTTTAAACTTTATAAGGCACAATTCACATCACCTACAGGAACTGCATTCTTCTATAATCCAACATTGGATGAAAGTAATGGATATGTTCAAAGATTGGGTAATAATCCATTAACAACTTTACCAAAAACACTTACTGTTGGAATCACTACAACAACAAATGCATCATTGATTGCTGATTTATCTAAGGGTAGAAAAGTTATTGATGGTACAAAGAATTATGTTTATGGATATGTTGTTGGAACCGGAAGTTCTGTATCATCAGTAGGAATTATTACTGGTGGAAGTAATTATGTTACAGATACTTCAGTAAATACTTATAACATTACTGGAAGTGGTTCTGGTCTTGTATTGAATATTACAGCAACCAGTGGTATTATTACCGGAATATCAACAGTAAATCCAGGAAATGGTTATGCTGTTGGAGATGTAGTTGGAATAGTAACTTCTTCAGTCTCAAGCAATACTGGAAAGGATGCAAGAATTACTATCGGAGCAATTGGAAGCAGTCTTGATACATTATACCTATCAAATGTTCAGGGAGAATCTTTTACTGTTGGTGCTGGAGTAAGTTACTATAATAATGCTGGAGCATTAGTATCTCTTGCAAGTACTTTTATTAGAAGTTCGTCAAGTTCTGGAAATCAATATTCCGGAAACTTTATGAGAGTTGATCATTTCGATCACGGAATGTATGGAAACACCAATAAACTTGCAATTAAAGATGTTGAATCTAGTACAGCACCAACCACTCTTTCTGCAACTTTAACTTCGCAACAGGTATCTACAATTAGTATCGGAGATACTTCAAATTTTGGAACCTTTGAGGGAGTTGCAGTAAGTGCGACAAATATTGGATATGTAAAAATCGAAAACGAAATTATTGCATATAATAGTGTTGGAAATGGTACTTTAACAATTGCTGCCAGTGGAAGAGGAATTGATTCAACAATTGTAATCCCACACGATATTAATAGTTTGGTGTATAAGTATGAATTAAATGGAATTTCTTTAAGAAGAATCAATACTACTCATGATATTAGTGATTTACAGATTGGACTAGATGCATATTATCTTGAAATTGATAGAAGTTCGACAACTGGACTTAATAGAAGTACGGATGGAAGTGCAGCAAATATGCCACAATTATCATTTACTTCAGAGGCAAACCTAGGAGGTTCTAAAGTACTCGCAACTGAAAATATTCAATATAGTTCAATAGTGCCACATTATGATATCATCACTCCAGGTTCTTCTACTTCTGCTACTGCATCAATTAGAACTACTTCTGGAACTAGTGTTGGTGGAAATGAAACATCATTCTTAGATAATGGGTTTGAACCAATTCAATTAAATTCATTAAATCCTTTAAGATCAGTGAGACTTGTATGCTCTAAGCAAAATGAAACTCAATATCTTGGCAACCTGCCCAGAAACAAATCATTTACTACAGGAATAACACTCAACACTTCAGATAGTAACCTATCCCCAATCATCTACTTAAATACTGCATTTACCGAATTCATTTCTAGTCGTTTAAACAATCCAATTTCAGATTATGCTGCAGATAATAGAGTTAATTCTATATTAAATGACCCACATGCTGCAGTATATGTCTCAAATACTGTCAATCTTGCTCAACCAGCTACTACATTAAAGGTTATTTTATCTGCATATCGACATTCTTCTGCTGATTTTAGAGTTCTTTATAGTTTAATTAGACCAGATTCTAGTGAAGTTGATCAATCATTTGAATTATTCCCCGGATATGATAATTTAACATATACAACTGCTGATGGATATAGAGTTTTAGATAAATCAAAAAATAGTGGATTGCCTGATACCTTTGTATCATCAAGTCTTGATAATCAATTCTTAGAGTATCAATTTACTGCTGATAATTTAGATTTGTTTACTGGATATACTATTAAAATTGTAATGTCTGGAACCAATCAAGCATATCCACCAAGAATATCAGAACTGAGGACACTTGCAGTAAGATGATAAGGGTTGAAGGACATCAAAATCTTTATAGAGATGAACGGTCAGGAGCAATCGTAAATTGCGACTCTGCCGCATACAATCAATATCTTAACTCATTGTCAATCAGAGATTCTCAAAAAAGAGAATTTGATGAAATGAGGAAAGACATTGATGAAATTAAATCCCTTCTTAAGGAGTTATTAAATGGATCCAAATAGTATTGACTTAGAAAGTATTGATAAACTTTTTGAATATGAAAAACATTCAAGAGTAATAGACCAATTAAATCAAGATGAATTGAAAGACTTTGCAAAATTATATTGCAAATTATACCTGAAGCAGCAGGAAGTAATGGTCGTTTTAGGTTCTTTGTAAATATAAATAGAAAGTAGATCTTTAAAATGGTCAAATGGCAGCAGTATATGTCACTAATATAGTCATAAATTCTGGTGCAGATTTTATACAATCATTTTCTTTAGAAGGTACTGATTCTGGATCTCCATTTGATTTGACAGGACATCAGGTCGATGCTCAATTTAGAAAATGGTCTGGTAGTTCAACTGCTGTAAGTTTTGCTACTACTATAACTAACCCACCAACTTTAGGTGAAATATATTTATCATTATCTGCAGAAGATACATTATCCCTAAAAGAAGGTAGATATGTATATGATATATTAATTACAAATAACAATGGAATTAAAACAAGAGTAATTGAGGGTATGGTCCTTGTAAGGGAGGGAGTTACTCGATAATGTCAAATATAAGGGTAAAAGTTGGACAAGAAAATTTAAAAGTAAGAGTTGGACAGCAAAATTCAATAAAAGTACTTTCAACTGTTTCTGGAACTCCCTTTACTGAAAATGCCGTAAATGTAATTGGTGGAATTGCATCAGTTTCTCAACTGTATGTTAGTGGTATATCAACATTTGCTGGTACAACAAATTTTGTTGGTATAACAAGTTTTACCAATAATCTTTATATTGATTCCAACAGTGCTCTTTATCTTAGAAGATATAATCAAGGAGGAGTTGCATATTTTGATACATTTGGAAAAATGGTTTCTACTGGTTCTGTCAATACCGCAATTAATTATACCAACTATATATTTACAACAGATAATTCTGGTGTACCAACCTGGTCAAATACCATAGATGGAGGAGAATACTGATGGCAAAGCCAGCAAGTAGGCAACAACTTATAGACTACTGTTTACGGCGTCTAGGTGCTCCTGTATTGGAAATTAACGTGGATGATGACCAAATAGATGATTTGGTTGATGATGCCCTTCAGTACTTTCAGGAGAGGCACTTTGATGGTGTAGAAAGAATGTATTTGAAGTATAAAATTACGCAGGCAGATCTTAATAGGGGTAGAGGTAGAAATACTAATGGGGTTGGCGTAACTACAACTACAGCAACATCAAATGTCACTGGTATTGGAACTGTATCATATAATTTTTATGAAACTTCAAATTATATCCAAATACCAGATTCTGTCATAGGTATTGAAAAAATCTTTAAGTTTGATACAAGTTCCATTTCTGGTGGAATGTTTAGTATCAAGTATCAGTTATTTTTAAATGATTTATATTATTTTAACTCCGTTGAACTTTTGCAGTATGCTATGGTGAAATCATATTTGGAAGATATTGATTTTCTACTGACTACAGATAAGCAACTTAGGTTCAATAAAAGACAGAATAGACTATATTTGGATCTTGATTGGGCATCACAATCTACAGACCAATACATTGTTATTGATTGCTATAGAATCCTTGATCCAAATACATTTACAAACGTTTATAATGACAGTTTTATTAAAAAATATCTTACAGCATTAATTAAGAAGCAATGGGGACAAAATTTAATTAAATTTAGAGGAGTTAAACTTCCTGGTGGAGTTGAATTGAATGGTAGAGAACTATATGAAGATGCTGAAAAAGAATTAGAGGATATTAAGCAAAGAATGTCAATGGAATATGAACTACCACCCTATGACTTTATCGGATAACTATGGCACTTAATCCTTTTTTTCTACAAGGTTCGGCAAATGAGCAAAGATTGATTCAAGAACTCATAAATGAGCAATTGAAGATATATGGAGTTGAAGTTACATATATTCCAAGAAAATTTGTAAGAAAAGAAACAATTATAAAAGAAGTAACATCATCAAAATTTGATGACAATTTTGCTCTTGAAGCATATGTGGCAAACTATGAAGGATATAGTGGGTCCGGAGATATTTTAACAAAATTTGGAATGAGTTTGAAGGATGAACTCACCTTAATTATTTCAAAAGAAAGATTTGAAGATTTTATATCACCATTCTTGGAAGGAATGAATGATGAAGAGATTGAATTATCAACTCGACCAAGAGAGGGTGATATTGTTTATTTTCCTTTGGGTAGAAGATTATTTGAAATTAAATTTGTTGAACATGAGCAACCATTTTATCAGTTAGGTAAGACTTATGTTTATGAATTAAAATGTGAACTATTTGAATATGAAGATGAAGTTCTTGATACATCTATTGATGAAATCGATCAAACATTGCAGAATCAAGGTTATATTACATCCCTGGAATTAATATCAATAGGTTCTACTGCAACCGCATCAGCTGTACTATCTTCAGGATATGTGCAAAAAGTTTATTTGGATAATGATGGTTATGGATATACTTCAATACCTACCGTTGCAATATCATCTGCTCCTGCTGGTGGAATTAATGCAAGAGCCGTTGCTATTACAACTAGTATTAATGGATCATATTCCATTAAAGATATTGTTTTGACAAATGCTGGTGCCGGATATACTATTGCACCTTCAATTACAATTAGTGGTGGTGGTGGATCCGGAGCAGCTGCAACTTGTGGAATACAAACTGTATATAATGGAATAAGAATTATTAGCATTGGAAGTAGTGGGTCTGGGTATTCTTTTCCACCAAACATTTCAATCAGTACTCCAACTACTGGACCAGGAATTGCAGCTTCGGCATTTGCAACTCTTCAGGGTACAAATATTTCACAAATATACATTTCCAATGCTGGAGTTGGATTTGTTGCACTTGCGTCAACTATTACAATAAGTCCTCCACCGATTACTTCTGGTGCTGGTAATTTTATTTTTAATGAAGAGGTGATTGGATCGACATCAGGAACTGTTGCAAGAGTTAAGTCTTGGGATAAGGATACTAATATCTTAGAAATATCAATCAATGACGGACAATTCTATCCCGGAGAAATAGTTGTAGGAACTGCATCATCTGCAAGATATTCAATTAAACAGCACAATATGGTATCATTGCATGATAAATATCAAGAAAATGATGAAATTCAATCAGAAGCAGACCTTATTATAGACTTTTCAGAATCAAATCCATTTGGTAACTATTAATGTTAGGAACTTACTACTATCATCAAATTATAAGAAAGACAATTATTGCTTTCGGAACAGTTTTTAACCAAATCCATATTCATCATCAAAATGCTAATGATGATACAATTAGTGATATGAGGGTTCCATTGGCATATGGACCAATGCAAAAGTTTCTTGCAAGAATTGAGCAGCAACCAGAATTAAATAAACCAATTGCAATGACATTACCTAGAATGTCATTTGAGATGACTTCTATACAGTATGATGCAACAAGAAAGGCAGGAGTCACTCAAAGTTTTAAGGCATCGGACGGCACAAACTTAAAGAAAGTTTATATGCCAGTACCGTATAATATTGGATTTGAATTAAATATTTTAGCAAAATTGAATGATGATGCTTTGCAAGTTGTTGAGCAAATTCTTCCATACTTTCAACCATCATTCAATCTTACAGTAGATTTGTTAGATTCTATTGGAGAAAAGAGAGATATTCCAATTGTTTTAGATTCGGTATCCTTCCAAGATGACTATGAGGGAGATTTTTCAACAAGAAGATCTTTAATATATACTTTACAATTTACGGCAAAAACATATCTGTTTGGTCCCATTTCCGATACTACAGATGGTCTCATTCGTAAGGTTCAGGTTGATATGTATGCTGGCACTGATCAAACAACTGCCAAACGTGAAATGAGATACACAGTAACTCCAGACCCAATTGATGCCGGACCAGATGATGACTTTGGATTTAATGAGAATTGGGAATTCTTTAACGATTCTAAGGCATATAGTCCAACACAACAGACTGATATTTAATAAATCATGAATAATAATTATGAGGATATTGATAAGGCACTCAATATTGAGAGCAGCATAGTTGAGGTAGAGAAATCTGCAGAAAAGATTGATATTGTACCATCAAAACCTGATGATATCAGAAAGGACTATGAGTATACAAGAGCAAATCTATATTCATTGATTGAAAAGGGTCAAGAAGCAATTAATGGAATTATGGAACTTGCCGGAGAAGGTGGTTCTCCAAGAGCATATGAGGTTGCCGGACAATTAATTAAGAGTGTTGCTGATACGACTGATAAGTTAATTGATTTGCAGAAGAAACTAAAAGATGTTGAAGAAGATACTGTGAAATCACCTAGTAGTGTAACTAATAATGCTCTGTTTGTTGGATCAACATCAGAACTTTCAAAAATACTGAAGCAAGGTTTTCTAAATAGTAAAGATTAGTCTTTACGAATAATGAACGAGCAACTGAAACCATACAAAACTGTAGAGCAGATTGCGAAGAAACATCGTCTTGATGTCTCGTTTATTCAGAAACAACTTGATATGGGTGCTCCTATTGAACACGAGCACACAAATAATCAAAAACTTGCTGTTGAGATTGCATTACAGCATTTAGATGAAATCCCAGATTACTATACCAGATTAAAGAAAATGGAAGCATCTGCAAAGAAAGAACATAAAAAGTTCAAGGATGTGTTCGAAAATACCAATGCACTTGATTATGATTGGCATACTCCAGTTCGTGAAAGAGCAGATAGATATTGTCCAAAATGTGAAAAACTTGAGACAAGAAGTGAATGCAAATATGGTACAAGATATTGGGATATGTTTTCTTTACCGGCGGAGTTAATTAGTTCAAAAAAAGATTATAATATAACAATGCCACATCCGGCAAATGAGGAGAAGGACCACGAGTATTCTATGGCTCGTTCGGAACTTAGTGCTGTTATGAATGCTGCTAGAAGACTTAAGAAAAAAATGAAAGGTGAAGGTAATATTGAAGCCTGGGTCCAATCAAAGATTACAAAGGCAGCAGATTATATTGATACTGCGGCAGATTATCTTGACAGTGGTGAAAGTAAGGTTAATGAGGATGTAACGATTGAAGATGCAAACGGCAATACTTTTATTCAGATTATTGATATTATTAAAGCAGACCGTCTTGTAAAAGAAGGTAAGAAAATGAAGGGTGAAGACCCCTGCTGGAAAGGATATGAGATGATTGGTAAGAAGAAGAAGGGTGGTAAAGAAGTTCCCAACTGTGTTCCAAAGGAACAGAAATCTTTTGATTCTTTTATGACAGAAGCATCTCCTGCCTGGCAAAGAAAAGAGGGAAAGAATCCTGAGGGTGGTCTAAACAAAAAAGGGATTGCTTCTTACCGCAAACAGAACCCTGGGTCACACCTCTCACTTGCGGTTACAACTAAACCATCGGAATTAAAGAAAGGGTCAAAATCAGCAAATCGCAGAAAGTCATTTTGTAGTAGAATGTCTGGAATGAAGAAGAAACTTACATCAGCAAAAACTGCAAATGACCCAAATTCAAGAATCAACAAATCATTAAGAAAGTGGAATTGCTAGTATGTCTCAAGACTTGAATGATTTCTTTAAATTATTAGCAGAAGATAAGAAAAAGAAAAAAGAAGAATTTGATTCCGTAGTTGGAGACTTAGGATTAGATTCTCTTTTTGGAGAATTTGCTGCACTTAAGAAAAAGGAAAAGGAAAAGAAAGTAGAAGAGCAGAAGAAGGAAGAATCTATTATAGGTGAAATTACTTTAGATACTCTTTTTGATGAGGTTGCTAATCTAAAGAAGGAAACTAAAAAGAAAAAGGTACAAGAACAAAAAACAGTCGAGGCATTTGAGAAATGGTTGTACTCAGAGACACCTAAAGAACAGGAACAAATTATTGAAGATGTAATTGAAGAATCTTTGGATGAAGTTCTTGAGGTATTGGAAGACCATAAAGAAGAACTTGAAGAACCCAAAGAGGAACTGATTGAAAAATCATTAGGTCTTCTTGCCGAACCATCAGATGTTAAAGTTCAACAAGACCCATTAACTCCTCTTGACCAAAAGTTCGCAACACTTGATGATTTACAAAAACATTACAGTACCTTTCTTTCTCGTATTCAACAACAACTATCAACAGTTGGTGGAGGTGGAGAAACCAGATTAAGATACTTAGATGATATTGTAGGTATTGCAACAAATTCTGGTGCTTATAACAATAAATTTTTACAGTGGAATTCTACAACAAATAAAGCAGAGTTTGTTGACCCAAATGATGTTGGTGGAACAACAATCGTCAATATTAGTGGAACTACTAACTACTATCAGGCATCAAATGCTGATGATTATATTGGAGTGAGTGCTTATGTTCCTGTAACGATTGTATTGCCACAAATTCCTTCTTATGGTAAGAAGTTGATTGTAAAAGACGAAGGTAATAAGATTGCTACATACAATATAACAGTCCAGGCAGGTGCTGGAACAAGTGTAGAGAATGATAGTTCAGTTATTATGACTATCAATCATCAAAGTTTTACTTATTTTTACAATGGTTCT